TCGATTTAAAAAGGATATCAAATCGGGGCAATCACAATTAAAGAAATTAGAACGCCAATTGAAAAAGATTCGATAATCTTTTGATCTACGAAAAATTTTTATTATATTAGTATAAATAAATAGGAAAAGCCAATGAGCATTTACGATGAAAAATCAAAAGAAGTGATGAAAGAAGTAGAAGAAGAAAAGAGTAATGGTTCATTATATGAGGCTTTGCATAATCAATTAGCAACATTAGTTGATTATAATGATTCAATAATATTTCTTAACGATGAAATAAATGACCATACATTGACAGATTTAATTATACGTATGAGAAGTTTATTACAGAATCGTGAAAATAAAACAGCTCCTGTCAATTTAATGATCAATTCACCAGGAGGTGATGTGCATGAAATGTTAGGTATTATTGATTATATAGAATCTCTAGAGGTTAAAGTAAATACCATATGTAGAGGTAGAGCTTTCTCAGCCGCAGCAATTATATTAGCATGTGGTACTGGTTCAAGAATGATGAGTAAACGATCTACTGTAATGTTTCATCAATCATCTAGTTTCTTAGGAGGTAAGATGAGTGATATAACCGCATACTTAGATAATGTAAAGAATTTAGAAAAATCTATATATGATATTTTAGCAGAAAAAACAAATAAAGATCAGGCATGGTGGAAAGATAATATGAAAACAGATTTATATTTAACTGCCGAACAATTAAAAGAATATAACGTAATTGATACAATAATATGAAATTAACAGCTGACCAAATAGCACAAAATTGGGATGAGTTACTAAACATCATCAAAACAGAATTTACCGGAGACCGTAAAGCTAAATTATTAGCAATGTATACTGATTTAGAAGATCGCATGGCAATGTCTCCGGCGTCATCTTTCAATCATTATCATAATGCGTTTCCTGGAGGATATGTAGAGCATGTTTTAAGAGTAATTAAATGTGCTCAAGAAGTGCATGCATTATGGACTCGTATGGAAGGAGATATGTCAGGATATACAAGAGAAGAATTAATGTTTACTGCATTAAATCATGATATTGGTAAAATGGGATTTCCAGGTGATGGTAATGAAATATATCAAATAAATGATTCAGAATGGCATAGAAAGAATCAAGGTAAAGAATATAAAATTAATCCTAATAATCCATTTACATTAGTTAATGATTTATCTATTTGGTTATTACAACATTATGGTATAGAAATATCATGGAATGAAATGTTAGGTATTAAATTAACAGATGGGTTATATGATGAATCAAATAAACCTTACTTTATATCTAGATCTGCAGATGCTAAACTTAAAACAAACTTAGGTTATGTAATGCATCAAGCAGATGCTATGGCAGCAAGAATTGAATATGAGCGTTGGAATAATAATAAACCTATTACTACGCAAGCACCTAAAAGAAAAATAACTAGTCCTCAAACGCAGATTAATGCAACTAAAATGTTTGATGATTTATTTGGAGATAAATAATGATGACAGCAATTATAATATTATCGATAGTTTTAACAATTTCAGTATTTGTAAATATTAATCAATTACGTAAGCAAGAATCAGATGCAGAGTATATTGATGATTTAGAATCTTCGAATGCAAGATTTTATGATTTTTTTACAACTTTAAAAGCTAGGATGAACGAATCTAATTCTAAATTGAAACAAATTGATCGAATGGGATCTTTCGAAGCAGATGATGAAACAGGATTTATATTTAATGAATTACGTGATATAATAGATGAACTTAATAAAGGATTTTAATGGAAAAACTTAGTCCTGTAGATCAATTTTATAAATGGTATGATGCAGAAATGGATGATTTACATCAAAATGGTCCTAAAAAACGTAGAGGCCGAAAGCCAACAAAAAATATGTATTTTACATATATACAAGATAAAGCAATTGTAGCATATAACAGTGAACTTGATTATTATAAACGAAATAAAGTGTTTCGTGAACATATTAATTATCCTTTTAATAAATTAGTAGAAAATATTTATCATACGTTTAGATTTTCATATTTCGATGTACCATATGAAGATGTTAAAGCGGAAGTAGTTGCATTTTTAACTGAAAAAATTGGAAAATACCAAGAAGGAAAGGGGAAAGCTTTTTCTTATTTTTCAATTGTTGCTAAAAATTATTTAATTATACAAAATAACGCAAATTATGCCAAATTAAAATTACGTACTGAAACATCGGTAATTGATGATGAACGAAATATTTCTGCAGAAGTATCATTATCAGATCATCAAGAATCTTTAAAAGATTTTACTAATTTATGGGTATCATGGTATGATGCTCATATTAATACTGTATTTATTAATAAACGCGATATAATTGTAGCTGATACAATTCTAGAATTATTCCGAATACGTGAAAATATAGAAAATTTTAACAAAAAAGCGTTATATATTCTTATAAGAGAACGTACTGGATTAAAGACTCAAAATATTACTAAAGTACTTAATATCATGAAACATGATTATATGAAAATGTATGCAGTATACCGCAAGTCAGGACATATAATTGGAACAAATCGTTAATTCTTATATTTATATAAAAGGATTACCATGAGTGCAGAATTCGAATTATTTCAAGGAACAAATTTTTCAGATTTAATGCGTGATATTTATCATAATTCAAAAAAGAAAGATCGGCAAATTCAAGGTCTTATTAAGGAATTACAGCCATTAATAAAAAACACCGGCGATGCTACCGTATTAGTTCCCATGATTAAAGATTATCTAGAAATTTCTGTAAAAAATGATGATGCTTTAGTAAAATTAGCAGCAGTCGTTCAACGATTAGTTTCGGCTTCAATAAAAGAATCTGATGATGGCGAATTTGGTTTATCTGATGATGAACGTCGTCAGTTATTAGAAGAAGCAGAATCAGAAGTTAAAAAACTGCAATCAAATAGCAAGGAGACTGATGGCGAGCAACCTCAATCTACAGATAGGCCAGGTAATACAGACCTCCAATCCAATTCAGTTTGATAAATTTACTGATAATCGTAACATAGAATTACAACCAGGGGCAATACGTGTACGACTAAGATCTACGCCAACATCTATAGCAACTGAGATTATTGCAATACCTGCAAATGTAAGTTATTTAAATGTACCATTATATGGAGAACAAGTAATTGTATTTAATGCCGTATCAGGTCGTACAGAAAATACAAAAACAGGACAATATTATTACATGTCTGCAATTAATGTACATGGTCAAGTAAATAATAATATAATGCCATTTATTCATGACACTCGTGTTAATACAAAAAATTATGCAATTACTGCAATATCATCAGCAACAAAAAATAAAGAACCAAGTCAATTATCATTTGAACCACGTAATATTGTCACAATACAACCGTATCAAGGAGATACAATTTTACAAGATCGATTTGGATCTGTATTACGATTTTCGAGTACACATCGTAATTTATCTGCATATTCTCAAAAACCTATATGGCAAGGTACAGCTACTGGCGATCCATTTGTTGCATTAACATGTGGATTAGATGGTGCACAAAAATCTGGATATTTTACAATTGAAAATCCAGATAAAGATTCTAGTTTAATTTATTTATCATCAACTCAAAAAATAAATAATTTAAAATTAGCACAGCGTAAAATAGGGCAACAAACTAAACCATTAACATCGTATACAAATCCACAAGTTGTTATAAGTTCTGACAGATTAATTTTTAACGCTAAATCAGATGAGTTAGTATTAGTATCTAAAAAAGATATTAAATTAGCTACTCCTAATTGGTCTGTAGATGTTGATAATCTGATAACTCAATTAGAAGCCTTAGTTACTGCTATAACTAAAATGACACATCCTACTGGTGTAGGTCCATCAGGGCCACCAATAAACATTGGAGAATTTGCAAAAATATTGACAGAAATAAAACGGATGAAACAATAATGAATAAACCATCATGGTTATCTGCCGAGCTACAAGATATACTAGATAATAATAGTCCATTAAATGGTCTAAAATTAGGTATTGCATTAGCAAAATTTTCATTAACCATTATTCCTCCCACATTAGGAGCTGCTACTGGAATTATTCCTGCGATGCGCGCGTATAACTCAGCACACCGATATGGTAAAGTTAAAGGCATTGAAGATGCAGTGAATACATTTGCTAAACAAAACGCAAATGGCATGTCACTTATATCTGCAGGATTGTTTACTGGCATCGCACCTCCTCCCCTTAGAGGTACTCAGCCATTATATACTGCCACTATGATTTTAAAAAAAGACAAAAAATTTTTATGCGATGCATTAGCAAAGGCTATATATATAAATTGGACTTTAGGTAAATCAATTTTTACGCCATTTGGTACTACTATACCAACATGGAATATTCCTTTTCTTTCAAGTCGTATTACTAATGAAGCAAAGGATAGAGGTGTGGATATAGCACAGATCCAATCAGCAGTTAAATTAAGGTCACAAAATGCAATAATAAAAGCTGGCCGTGAGATTACATCGTATGATGTAGAAGAGTACCAAAAACGTATTAGTCAATCTGGCTAATTCATTAATGTAACATATTTATTAAAAAGGATATTACTATGAGCTCAAAATCATTTGTAAAGTTATTACGAAAAATTATTAGAGAAGAAGTTCAGGGCGCAGTCCGTCAAGTATTAACTGAACAAAAAACTAATCACAAACAAGTTATTGAACATGGAATGCAGATGTACGAGGCTACAGAAACGCGGCCAAAGAAACAATTTACAAAAAATTCAATGTTGAATGATTTGTTAAATGAAACTGCAGCAACACCAATAGCGCCAGAGATGGCACAATGGAATACATCAAATTATAAATCTCAGATGGATGATGCATTTGGTGTGGCTAGCGGACCTGTCAACTCATTAGCAACAACAGGTATTAATGGCGAAGCCGTTAATATGCAAGACTCAGAAGTTGCAGCTACAGTTAATGCAATGACAAAAGATTATTCTAAATTAATGAAAGCAATTGACAAAAAGAAAATGAATAGATAATGGCTAGACCAATTTATAAATATCAACCAATAAATGAAACACCAGATGTAGCAATTGGATTATTATTACCATTTAATAAATCATCAAAAGCTAAATCTGTTTCTGCAAACTACGCATCTGGTAGTTCTGCTGGTGCTAGTGTATTTGCACAATCATATACTACAATAGATCAATCTGTATCAAATCTTAAGAATTTTCTTATGACACGTAAAGGTGAACGTATTATGCAACCAAATTTTGGTAGTAATATTTATTCATTATTATTTGAAAACAATACAGCAGATATAAAAACTTCAATAAAAACATCTTTAACAAAAGATTTAAATTATTGGTTACCATATATAACAATAAATGATGTTAAAATATTAAGTAATACCGCATTAAATACTATTACAATTGGTATAAATTTTCAAATAACTAATATTGGTGCAAATTTAGTAATTAATGTTATAGCATCTGAAAATAGTCTTATAGTTGAAGAAGGTCCTGTAGATACTAGTTTACAGGTAACTAATTATTAAAATAGGTAAAGGATGTCAGATTTAATTAAAAAAGATGTAAAATATTTAAATAAAGATTTTGCTCAATTTAGACAAAATTTAATTAATTTTGCAAAAAATTATTATCCGGATACATACCATGATTTCAATGAATCATCTCCTGGTATGATGTTTATTGAAATGGCATCATATGTTGGTGATGTATTATCATATTATACAGATAATTCCTTTAAGGAAACGTTATTGTCTTCAGCTAATGAACCGGCAAATGTATTAGCATTATCTCATTTATTTGGATACCAGCCTAAATTAAATTCTCCATCTACATGTGTATTAGATGTATTTCAATTAGTAGTTGCATCCGGAAGTGGTGATAATGCAGCGCCTGATATGAGATATGCCTTATCAATTGATTCTAATATAGAATTTGAGAGCGAAGAAGGTATTAAGTTTCATAGTACACAACCTATAGATTTTAATAACAATCCAGATATATCCGTATATGAAATTGACTCATCAAATAATGTTGCTCGGTATTTACTTAAAAAACAAATTAATATTGAATCTGGAGAAATAAAAGAATTATCGTTTACGTTCTCAGAACCAAAACCGTATGATAAAATTGTTTTACCAGATGAAAATATTATTGATATAATTAGTGTAACTGATTCAAGCGGAAATATATGGAATCATGTTGATTATTTAGCACAAGATACTGTAATTGAAAATATAGCAAATATACCATTTAATGATCCAGAACTATCCAAATTTCGGTCATCTGTTCCGTATATTTTAAAATTACGAAAATCTCCTAGGAGATTTATTACTAGATTACGTGAAGATAATCGATTAGAAATACAATTTGGATCAGGTATATCTTCTGATGCTGATGAAGAAATTATTCCAAATCCAAAAAATGTTGGTAGTGGTTTAGATTATCTCAATCGAACAACAGCTGATTCAATTGATCCTTCTAATTTTCTTTATACTAATACATATGGCATTGCTCCGTCAAATACAGCATTGACAATAAAATATTCTGTAGGAGGTTCAGTGTTAGATAATGTAAGTATAAATTCAATAACAAAAATAAATTCAATATCATATGTTAATGATATTTCTTTAGTTGATTTATCAGATTCCAAATCATCTGTAGCTGTTACTAATGCAGAAGCTGCTACTGGTGGGAAATCTAAACAACATATTGAAAGTATACGACAAAACGCTATGGCTGCATTTGCTGCGCAAAATAGGGCAATTACAAAAGAAGATTATATATCACGAGTATATGCAATGCCGTCTAAATTTGGTTCTATAGCCAAAGCATATATTATTGGCGATACACAAATAAATACATCTGATATATCATATCCATCAGAAATTGTATCAAATCCATATGCGTTAAATTTATATGTATTAGCGTATAATAGTAAAGGACAGTTTACTAGCTGTAATCAAGCTTTAAAAGAAAATATAAGAACTTATATATCTCAATATCGTATGTTAACAGATGCAATAAATATAAAATCTGCCTTTATAATTAATTTAGGTATTGAATTTGAAATTATAACACGTCCAAGTTACAATAGCAATGAAGTGTTATTAAGATGTATTGATGCTTTAAAAACGTCATTATCAAATCAACGAATGCAAATAAATGGTCCTGTAGATATTTCCGCATTAACATCTACTTTAGATAAAATAGAAGGAGTACAAAGTGTTGTAAATTTTGAATTTGAATGTAAAACTGGTGGTAATTATTCATCAAATAAATATGATATAAAATCAGCAATTAAAAATAATATATTATATCCGTCATTAGATCCATGTATTTTTGAAATAAAATATCCAAATAATGATATAAGAGGAAAAGTTATTAAACCATAAGGAATTAAATGTATAGAATATTTTACCCAGAAAGAGACACTACCTTATATGAACGCTTTCCAGATCAAAATACTGGAATAGATCAGATATTGGAATTAACAAAACATGCATCAGGTTCAGTAATAAACGGTCGATATCATTCAGATACATATAATACTAGATTTTTAATAGATTTTGGTACTGAAGTTGATAAATTAATATCTAGTGTTAATAGTAATAAAATACCACCTATAGGTCGTACTGCTAATTCTGCATCAGTTTATTTATCTATACGGTCATCAGATGCTACTGATTTACTTCAAAAATATATATTATACGCGTTTCCTGTTTCACAATCATGGTCTCATGGACAAGGAAATGCAAATGATAATCCAAAAACAACATTAGGCGCATCGTGGAATTATCGCGATAATATTTATGCAACAAAATGGGATACAGGTTCTGCTGGTAGCTCCGGAGATATGAGTGCAACAATTACATCAGGTGGTGGTACATGGATCACAGGTTCAACATATGAAGCATCACAATCTTTTGAAAATCAGGTACCAGATATTCGAATAGATGTTACTGATATTGTAGATCATTGGGTTAAAGGAGATATTGATAATAATGGATTTATTATTAAACGTTCTCATACCGATGAAAATTCCGGAGCTATACTAGGTTCTATAAAATTCTTTAGTCGTGAATCTCATACAATATTTGTACCAAAATTAGAAGTGGTTTGGAATAATACTACCTTTGCAGATACAGGCTCTGCAGAAATTTCTACTAACTCATATGTACCTTATTTTAAAAATATAAAATCAGAATACCGTACATCTGAAATTACAAAATTTAGGATTGGGGTGCGATCTGAATTTCCTACTAAAACATATGCCACTTCTTCTTTTTATTTAACAAATAATCGGCTTCCAACTTCATCATATTACAGTATAATTGATTCTATAACAAATGAAATAATTATTGCTAACGATACTCTAGGTACACAAATTGACTGTGACGTAAATGGTAGTTTCTTTAAACTGCGAATGGATTCATTTATGCCGGAACGGTATTATAAAATACAATTAAAAATAGAAAGAGATGGTGGTGATGATATACAAACATTTGATGATTTTTATTTTAAGGTTGTTAACTAATGATAGATCGCAAAAAATATCGTGAATACAAATTAGAACAAACTCGTATACAAGGTAATATCAATACAGAGTTTGATTACTTTATTAATACTGATATAGATGTAGAAGTAATTGAAGATGAATTTATTTCTAATGTCAAAATATCTGGTGATTATCATGATATGATGTTAAAGGAAGATATAGAAATTGCATTTCAATCTGCAGAAAATGAACTAGTAATAATTCCTAATTATGAAACATTGGAAGTCATGTTAGTTGAACGTGGATTAACTTATGATGCAATACGTGTTCAAACAAATATAGATGATTTTATATATAATAATTTATATTCATTAGATGATAGGTCAGAAGAATATAGTAATGTTATTAGATTTGAAAGTGGTTATAGACCAGCTTTTCCATTTGTAAGAGATCCTGGTGATTATATAGATGGTAATGACTATGATGAACAAGTATATCAGAAACAGACGTTGACAGAAAAACTTCGTGAACAGTTTGAAGGTAGATTTATAACATTGAGATATTCTATGGGCGGAGATCAAGGAGATTATCAATTCTGGAACCAATTAAAAATTATGATTTATGGAGAATGGAGATCTATTGGATATCAAAATGATGACGGCGGATTTTGGGCTAGTTGGGATATTTTAGATTATTATAATATTGTGAATGGATTTGGAGCTGAATATGATAAAGGTAGACGTTATGTACAAAGCGATTCAACAGTTGCAACATTAATAGAAGCTGGTGGTATTACTAATTTACTAGATAATGGTCAAAGTTCACCAGTATGGAATGATTTTAATCATCGTGGATTTGATGAATCACCATTACGTTTAGATAACGGTAGATATGAACGATATATTAATACAACAAATAATGAAGTGTTTAATTTAGAATATATGCAACCATATGAACCAGCTGGTTCAGAGTTGTATTATAATGAGTATGGTGGATGGCAGCAAATACAATATTAAATATAGAACAGGTATCAGCAAAAGATGGTACAATAGAAGTACATTACTTTACTCCGGGAGATAATCTTAGATATATTGTAGGAGGAACGTTATCACAAGGATATGAATTTGATGTTGATAAAATTTTAATTAATCATACTGAAGTTTTAGATTCATTCAATATACGTCGCGGAGAATTTGATGCTGTAATAAATGTTTATGACTCAGTATTAGGATCTGCAGATTATCCAATGATCTTTCTTAAAGAAATTTCTCCAGACCGTCGTGAATTACGATTTGAACATGTAGCCGTGCCTGATAATGAACATTCTGAACATGAAGGAATGTTACGTGAATTTGTTAATAATGTATCTGTAAATCAAGAACTTGCGTTAAATTTTGGACGAAATCAACTTTTTAAAATTATTAATCAAAAAATATTTGAAGATCATGATTTAGTTGTACGTTTATTAGATCCATTACCAAATGATATTGAAGAAGAATCTACAGCATGGATAATTGATGAATTATCAGATTCATATAATGATAATATTTTTATAGAAACTACTAATGTTGAAGATAGTCTTACAGAACTACGAGGTCCTAATTTTGAAATTGAAACAACGTATGGTACAGTAACAGAAACTGATTTCAAATCATGGAATACGTTATTAGATGCAAATACATCGACTTCTCAAAATATTATTGATAATATGTTTTCTGGATCATTATCGGGTACAAAATTAGGTATTGATTATTCTGGATTTAATAATTTTATACAATTTTCCTCTGCGGCAGAACGAATTGCAAATTTTAAATATAAATTAGAGCTTATAGAATATTATTCTGGACGTATAAAAACGTTAAATTCTGCAAATGGATCAGATGGAACATCATTACAAAATAATATAACTGTAAATACTAGTCGTAAAAATGATGTAGTAGGTTCTTTTGATGGATTTGAACGTTGGTTATATAATAATCCAACATCTAGTTTATTTACACATCAAGCATTATATAATGTAGAAGACTATGAAATTGAAGGTGGTCGAATTGGATCTCAATTATATCAAATTAAATCATTTCCAAAATATTTATCTGGTAGTAAGCATTATTTACACCATTCGACATCTTCAATAGCATTGTCATGGTATAATGGAACATATGCTACCGCATCATTATATGATATAGAAAATGAATCTGCGTTAGTAAAAACTATTCCAGAACATATACGCCGAGATGAAAATAATTCACAATATGAATTATTTGTTAACATGATAGGCCACCATTATGATATCATTTATTCATATATAGATAATTTATCAAAAATTTATCATACAGAAGAACATCCTGAGTTAGGTCAAAGTAAAGATACGTTATATGGAATTGCAAAATCATTAGGTTGGTCGTTAACTGAAGGTAATCAGGCATCATCGTTATGGCAATATAAATTAGGAGTGGATTCTGGATCTGGTGTATACGCTAGTACAGGGTCGTTATTTTCAAAATCAGATGAACAAATTACTACAGAAGTTTGGCGTAGAATAGTTAATAATTTACCGTATCTACTTAAAACTAAAGGTACTGCGAGATCTGTAAAAGCTTTAATGAATACATATGGTATTCCGCAAACTTTACTTTCTATACGAGAATATGGAGGTCCAAAAGTTTCTGGTGATGTTCCTACTTTGATTGAAGATAGATTTACATATGCATTGCATATTAATAGTGGTTCATATATTAAGATACCTAACAGTATAGGAGCAAATGGTTCTGGGACAGGGCAACCACTTACTAGAGAAGTTAGATTTAAGCCAAGTCAGAAAAAAAGTATGTTGTTAATGACAGCGTTTGATGCTACAAAAAATTCAGCATCAATGCATATTGCGGTTAGTTATACTGGTTCATATTCTGGTAGTACAAAATATGGGCGGATTATAATAGCAGATTCAGGTTCAATGAGTAGTAGTACAGATTATTTACCATTATATGATGGTGATATTTGGAATTTACAATGGAGTCGTACTAGTAATCTTCATACAATACATGTACAAAAAGCATCTGATTATATTTCTGGTAAAGTTATACATTCTGCAAGTGTTGGACCTGTAATAGGCGATAAATTAGGCGGCCAAGTTGGTGATGTAATATACTTAGGTGGATTAAATACTGGTAGTAGTGTAAAATTAAATAATAACGTTAATCATTTCTCAGATGATATTATTGATGTATTTAGTGGATCTGTACAAGAATATAGAGAATGGGCAGAAGTATTTACAAGCACCCAATTTGATTTACATACATTGAATCCGACTTCATATGTATCTAGTCAGAGTCCTACAGCATCATATACTACATTGCAGCGGCATCATCCATTAGGTACTGATTTAGATGCTATTGATATATCAACTGATGGTATTACAATACAATCTAAACATCCGCAATCTGGTAGTCTTTTCATAACGGCATCAGCAGCTTATGGATTTACTACACCAGTTAATCTAGAACGTGGTAATTTTGTTCCTATAGAAGAAACGTATTATATACAAGGAGTATCATTAGGTGGTAATGTCCCAAGATCACAAAAAATTCGATTAGAAGATAATGAATTAATACGACAATTATCGCCTGTCAATAGTGCTGAACGTTCTAGGTTTGATAGAGCTCCTTTAGATACAAATCGATTAGGATTATTTTATTCAATGGCAGATCAGATTAATAAAGAAATATTTAATCAAATTGGTGATGTAGAATTAGATGATTTCATGGGAGATCCAGATGCAGAATTTGAATCCACATATACAGACCTAGAAAAATTTTCAAAAGAGTATTGGAAAAAATATACTAAACGTAATGATATAAATGCTTATATACGAATATTTAGTCAATTTGATTTTGCATTATTTAATCAAATAAAACAATTACTACCAGAACGTGTTGATGAAGTAATGGGATTATTGGTCGAGCCACATGCTCTAGAACGAGCAAAATCACATATTACAAAGCGTCCGGCATTTACAAATCCTCAATATGATGTAACAATTAATGATTTAATACCATCTGCTAGTGCAGAATATATATTACATTCTGCTAGTATTGATACTATAAAAAATGTAATTTCTGGAATATCAGTTTATAGTTCTGGATCTGGTGGATATACAGAAACAGGTAATTTATATTTTAATATTCGTTTAATGTCTACTGGTAGTTATTTAACTGCTAGTAAAAATCAAGGAACAGTTAATGAAGGATTTGTTACAAGTTCTAGAGTTAGTTCAATATTTAGTACACAAACATTTTATTATAGCAGTTCTTATAGTCAATCATTAGGATTATATTCTAGTAGATCTTTAGAATTTGCAACATATCAAGATGATGTCATTGAATCAATTGAAAATTTACGATATAATGGATCTAAAATATCAGCACCAGGTGTTAATATAAATTCAACAATAGTAGCATTAAATTTAAAACCTATTGTTGAAATATATTCTGTCAATCCAAATCAGTTAATTTATAATGAAGATCCGCCAGCGGATGAACAAGGTTCATTATTAGTTCGTTAAATTTATTGATAAGCATATTTATTAAAAAGTAGGATATATTATGGGATATTTAAATAACAGTTCAATAACTGTAGATGCAATTCTTACCAAGAAAGGTAGAGAATTATTGGCACGAGGCCGCGATGAATTTAAAATTACTCAATTTGCATTAGCAGATGATGAAATTGATTATGATTTATATAATCCAGAACATCCTAGTGGTACTGCATTTTATGGTGCTGCCATTGAAAATATGCCAATATTAGAAGCTTTACCTGATGAAACTCAAATGTTAAAACATAAATTAGTAACATTACCAAAAGGCTCTGGACGTATACCAGTTGTATCTGTTGGTCAATCATCAATAACATTACAAGCAAACCAAACAACTAATATCAAACCTGATACTGTTAATTTTTCTGGAGGTAATAGACAATTTGGTTATACTGCAATTTTATCAGATTCGGATGTAGCTGAAATTAGATCAATTGGTTCTAGGATGGCAACCGGCGGAACAACCGTTGCTCAATTTATTGGTGATTCCGAAGCCGCTCAAAGTGTAACAATACAAGGTACAGAATTTGAAATTATTGCTAAAGAACATTTAGATGCAAATAAATCAGCAACTATATTAATTATTGGTAATGAAACTGGAGGTAGAGTATCAATTAATTTAACAGTTAATAAAGTGGCAGTATCAACTACCACTGGTGGAAGTACAAGAAGTACATATTAAAAGGTAGATAATGGCAATATATAATAGAAACATGAGTCAGACAAATTTTCAAACATCATTAGCAAACCAACCAGCTAATAATGCACCTACAGGAAGAGCAGCAGCGACTGTTACACCTTCACGAGTATCTGTAGATAATCAGGCTCGAGCATTGGCAGATGAGATAATTGCAGAAAGAGATGCATTACGTGCTATATCACGAAACGGTAAAATATATTCAATATTTGATACTATTGATGATGTATTATCAAATAATGTAGAAACAATAACGCGTGGATTATTCCATGGAAATGTTGCTAGTCTAGTATCAATGTTTACTTCATCAAATTTAACTACAACTCAAAAAACATATTATCAAGAAATATATAGCACCGGAGATCCTAGTACTAATACAAGTGCCGCCGTCGAATTGGCACTAGCATATGGACATTTTGGAGGATCTGGATCAAAAGATCTTACTGGTAATTTAAATAATGATACGCCAACTCGAGCAATTTATAAACAATATGCACAAACTTTATTAGGACCAAATGATAAAAAGTTTACATTTAATGGCATAGATTCAAATCAAATATATGTATTAAATTTTAATCGAGCACGTATACGTGAAAAATTAGATCCTGGAAATTTTGAAATTACATTGGCTAAATTATCTGGATCGTTAGGACCTTCATTAAATGCAAATAATCATACTGGATCAAATGTGAAAGCATCAGGTGATAGTCAATATTTACAAATTATAGATGATTCATCATTACGAGCTGGTGATGTAGGCGAATCTGGTCAAGTATACAATTTAATTTCTGGTTCATTAGATGGTGCCGGAGTATATCAAGCATCAAATCCAGTTTATTACGGTTTATTATATCCACAATATGGTATTGCTATATTAGATGCAGATAAATTAGATAAACCTCATCCAGTAGGAGTTAATTTTGCATCAATAACTGGATCTGCTATACAAGGTGATAATGCAGTTAAATTATTTAAATCAATATCCGGATCTAATCAAGTCACAGCCACCGGAGTTAATGGCGGAATTCAGGCTAGGTCGTCAGAACAAATAAAATCTACTTATTATTTTGTAAGAGCAAAAAATGCAGAATATAATTATTCAAATAACCCAACGTTTGTGACTGGATCATTAGGGCAATTAGCATATAATACTTTTGTTGCCGATCCACAAACGTATATCACATCTATTGGTTTATATAATGATCGTCGTGAATTATTAGCAGTTGCAAAATTAAGTCAACCAATATTGAAAAACTTTACACGAGAAGCATTGATTAAAGTAAAATTAGATTTTTAAAAAAATAAATGATATGATATGCCAATTATTCCAACAGTTTTTCGTCCAATACGCTCAAATGATTTCCAGCAACGCGCGTTTAAGGCATATAAAAATTATAATGTAACAGATACGTTATTTACAACATCATCTGGTTATATTCACCATCAAGGTATTTATTTCCACGGTAATATTAATATAGGTGATTCATCATCGATATATCCTGTTAATAATTTAGATAATACAAATAAACATGTTGTTTGGCATGCATTAAATCATCGTTATTATCAATATCCATATGATCCTGCTAGATCTGCAGAATTGACAAATCAATCAAAAGTAGTTAAACATTTATATCAATCCGCATCTACTTTAAGTTTACCATATTTACAAGTCGGTGAACGAATTAAACCTGGATCAGTTACTGGTACATTTACTAATGGAAATTCATATACATTATATGATGATAGTAATGGCAATCTACGCGATGCGTTAATATTAACTTCTAGCTTTGCATCAGAAAGTCGTAATATTTTATATGTATCATTTAATAACGAATTTCGTACACCAAAAACAATTAGTTCAAAATACGATACTAGTAATATAGTTATTTATTCAGGCGTTGATATGACTGGTGGAGTTGCAGCTTCTAGTGGTCATTATCTAGAAGCAAGTAGTAATACTAACATACGTATTCCTCATGAAGATAAATTTAATAAATTTAATCGTACTGATGATTGGACAATTTCATTTTTACATAAGAATAGTTTAGGCATTAATCATCCAATTATATCAAAAGGTGGAATACGTAAACAATCTTATTATGACCCAGTTGATAAAATAACAAAAACTACTAATAAAATATATTCAATGCCAAGCGTAACCGAGTCATATGCTAAAACTCGTACTCCATTTGTTATAGGTGTAGAAAAAGTATTAGGTGGAGCCGGATCCGGATCATGGCATTTTCATGCCAGTAATGGAACAAGAGAATTACATATATCATCTTCTGCCGCAGATTATAAAAATTCAGATATAGGATGGAAGCATATTTCAGTACGAAATTCTGCATCTGTATGTGAAATATTTATTGACGGAACTAAATCAGGTACATCAGGTACAATACCAGGTGGAATAACTGCAAATAATGATGATATTATAATTGGCGCATTTAAATCTGGTAGTCAAAATTTTGGACAAACACATAATTCATTAGCTGAAATGAGAATGTATGACTATGCATGTAGTAATTCTGAAATTAATTCATTATCAAATCGACATTATTTATCTGCATCTTTATATCAAACTAATGTAGCTGGTAATGTTTTTTATCGAAACGGGCAAATAGTAGTCACATCTCCATTATCAAAATATAATACCGGTTCAGGAGCATTTGATAATACATTTAATGTTTCGTATAAAGGTACTCATACAATATACGAAAATGAAGTTTTAGTTAGAGTACCAAAAGATCAATATAATGTAACAATGAACCCATCAGCGACATATGAGTTACCCACAAATAGTTCTTTATCTCAACATGATCAATCCAATGTATTACCAGGTCCTAATATAAAAACTATGTTTATGTCTGGTTCTGCTTTTCCGTATATAACTACTATAGGATTATATAACAATATTGGACAATTATTAGCTGTGTCTAAATTAGCTCAGCCAATTCAAAAACGTGATGATATTGATATGAATTTTATTGTTCGTTGGGATTATTAGATATTTATAATAAATAGGAATAAGTTATGGCATGGAAACGTAAATCAAAGATACGTGCAAACGCAATTAAACATGGTTATCGAAGTGGATTCGAACATCGTGTATCAGATCAATTAACAGAAGCAAAAGTTAAATATGGTTATGAAGATACGGTTATAAAATATATTAAACCAGAAACAAAACATACATATACAATTGATTTTACTTTACCAAATGGAATTTTAGTAGAAACAAAAGGTCGATGGGTTTTAGAAGATCGTAAAAAACATTTGTTAATTAAAAAACAACATCCGGAATTAGATATACGTATTGTATTTCAATCAGCTCGTACAAAAATACGTAAAGGTTCAAAAACAACATACGGTGATTTTTGTGATAAACATGAAATACCATGGGCAGAAAAAAGTATACCAGAAAGTTGGTTAAAAGGTTGAGCTTACGACTTATTTTTACTATATTCAATTTATTAATAAATTTTTAAGAAAGTTTATCTTGATTAAAACATTATTGTAGTATATAATAATGCTAATACCTAATATATAATATTAATGAGCAAATTTGCTATCACTACACTTTTAGATTCTATACTTGGTAAAGGTAAAATCAATTCAAATGATAACATTGCATATCATTGCCCATTCTGCCATACTAGTAAAAAGAAAATGGAAGTTAATATAGTTTCTCAACATTGGCATTGTTGGGTATGTAACGCTGCTGGGCGTAAATTAACTGTATTATTTCGTAAACTCAATGTTCAACGTGAAAAAATATCACGGTTAATACAATTACTTGATGATGTAGAATATCGGCCTACTAAAACTACAACCGATACACCGGTCATACAATTACCTGAAGAATATACACCATTATGGAAAATTAATACTAAAGCACCTGAATATCGTAATGCTGTGCATTATTTAAAAAATAGAGGTATTACTATACATGATATACTTAAATATCGTATTGGTTATTGCACTAGTGGATTATATAACGGTAAAATAATTATTCCTAGTTATGATGCTAATGGTAGTTTAAATTATTTTGTTGGCCGGGCATATTATGATACTGATTATAAACATAAAAATCCAAATACATCAAAAGATATTATAGGATTTGAATTGCATATAAACTGGAAAATGCCTATTATATTAGTCGAAGGAGCATTTGATGCAATTGCAATTAAAAGAAATGCAATTCCATTATTTGGTAAAACTATACCAAATACATTAAAAATGCGTATCGTAGAAAAAGGTGTACAAGAAATATATATTTGTTTAGATATGGATGCACGTAAACAGGCATTAGATACAGCTAACTACTTTATGGCAAACGGATTAGATGTTTACTTTGTAGACCTACCAAATTCAGATCCAAGTGAATTAGGATTTAAACAAATTAAATATGAAATTGAACATACAGCAATGTTGACTCAAGAAAAATTAATGGAACAAAAGATATTATGCAGCATATAGATATTGGAATGGAGAAAATTGGTAAAATTTACCATATTGCAGATGTACATGTCAGAAACGTAAAGCGGCATAAAGAATATAAATTAGTATTTAAACGTTTATATTCGTATATTGAAAAAACAAAAACAGATGATTCTTTAATATATGTAGCTGGAGATATTGTACATGCAAAAACAGATATGTCTCCAGAATTAGTATCTGTAGTATCTGATTTCTTTAAACAATTGGCAGATATAGCTCCTACAATTGTAATTACTGGAAACCATGATTGTAACCTAAATAACAACTATCGCTTAGATGCCTTATCTCCTATAGTTAAAGCCTTGAATCATCAAAACTTACACTATCTTAAAGACAACGGTGTATATAGTATGGCCGGAGTACACTTTAACGTAATGTCGGTGTTCGATAAACCCGTTGATTATATAAAAGCCGATAGTTTTGAAGGTGATTATAAAATTGCATTACACCATGGTTCAGTGCATAATGCATCAACAGATGCAGGATTTGTGTTAAGTAATACACATGTAACAACTGAAATGTTTAAAGGACATGATTTAGTTTTGTTAGGAGATATTCATAAACCACAATTTTTAGATGATAATAAAACAGTGGCTTACGCCGGCTCATTGATCCAACAAAATCATGGGGAAGCTTTAGGCCATGGAATAATGATATGGGATTTAGAATCTAAAAAATGTAATTTTGTTGAAATAAAAAATGATTATGGTTATTATACATTTCAAGTTGATGCCGGAAAAATAACAAATCCTAGCAATAAAATTCCATTACGTCCTAGATTAAGATTTAAAGTAAAAGATACCGATTCAGCAACATTGAAACGTATCATTGCAGATGTTAAATCTCAATATAAAGTACAAGATATTGCATTACAAAAAGTTAATGCATTAAATACTACTGATTCAAAAAATAAAATTAATTTTGGTAATATTCGCGATGTTGAATGGCAAAATAAAGTTATTACAGATTATCTTACAGATGAATATGCATTAGATGATGCATTATTAGATACTATTAGATATATTAATAGACAAGTGCATAGTAAATTACCAACTAGCACATTAACTAGAAATATAACATGGATTCCAAAGACATTTGAATTTTCTAACATGTTTAGTTATGGTCCTAATAATTCTATAGATTTTTCAAATATGAATGGAACATATGGATTATTTGCTCCAAATGCTTCTGGTAAATCAACATTATTAGATGCATTAGCATTTTGTTGTTTTGATAAATGCTCTCGTACAAAAAAAGCAGTACATGTGTTAAATAATAAAAAATCAAATTTTGAATGTAAATTTGAATTTGATTTAGGTAAGTATACATATTTTATTGAACGTAAAGCAAAAAAACAGAGTAATGGTCATGTTAAATTAAATGTAGATTTTTGGCGTATTGATGAGTCTGGTAATCATGAAAGTTTAAATGGCGAACAACGAGATTCAACAAATAAAAGTATAAGACAATATTTAGGTTCATATGAAGATTTTGTTTTAACTGCATTATCATTACAAAATAATAATACTGGATTTATTGATAAAACACAAAGAGAACGTAAAGATCTTTTATCTCAATTTTTAGATTTAGATATATTTGAAAAACAATATTTAATTGGACATGAAGATATTAGAGAAACTGCAGCATTAATCCGTGAATACAAAAGAAAAGATTTTTCAACAGATTTATCATCTGCAAAAGATACTATATCTCAATTTACCGGTTCATATGAACAAATGAAAGTAGATAAAACTGAACATGAAGAAATGAAAACAAATTTAAATGATATCATTTTTGTCATGACAAAAGAATTAAAAAACGTTGATACTACATTAGATCCAGATGCTATTTCAGATAAAATTAAACAAGCAAAAATACAGTTACAAGAACATATACAAGATAGAGATCAAAAAGCTGGTATGATAGTATCTAAAAAAGATTTAATAAATAATACACAGAAACAAATAGATTCAGTTAATGAAGATGAATTATATTCTCAAATAGATAATTTAAAAACATATATATCTAATGTTGATAAATTAAATAACGATCTAAAGTTTAAACAACTTAAAATTCAACATGCTCAAAAAATGGTATCTAAATTAGACAAACATGAATGGGACCCAGAATGTAAATTTTGTATGGCAAATCCATGGCTACATGAAACTAAACAAGTTGCAGATTTATTACCAAAATTAATTGATGAAGAACAACAAATATTATTTGATATAGATGACATTGGAAATAAAATAGATAATTTACGAAAAGATCAACCACGTGAAAAAATAGATTTATTAAATGCATTTAAATCTGATGTTAACAAATGGAAACAATTGTTAGCTACCATGGAACATGAATTTGGTAAATGTGAATGGGACATTGAAACGTTATTTGTTAAAATTTCTGATTATAAAAAACAATTAACTAAAGCAAAAAATCAAAAAGATAATATTGAATTCAATAAAAAGAAAAATTCTGAAATTGAAGAAATACGTGATGAAATATCAACTGTTAATTCTGAGGTAAGTAATTTAGATTCTAAATTATTAAATTTATCTGGAAAACTAAAAATGGCTGAAAAGTCTCGAGAAGACGCGGAAACAGGTATTAACAGATTAAAGACATTAGAACAACAATATCAAGCTTATGAATATTATCAAAAAGCAGTTAATCGAGATGGTGTTCCTTATCATTTAATATCAAAAGCTTTACCACAGATTGAATCAGAAATAAATAATATACTTAACCAAATAGTTGATTTTACCATGGTAATGGATACAGATGGTAAGAATATAAATGCTTACATTGTTTATGATGATGATAATTACTGGCCATTAGAATTAACATCTGGAATGGAGAAATTTATATCTTCATTAGCAATACGAACATCATTAATTAATGTATCAAATCTACCTAGACCTAATTTCTTAGCCATCGATGAAGGATTTGGAGTATTAGATTCTGATAATTTAAATAGCATGTATATGTTATTTGATTATTTAAAATCACAATTTGGATTCATCTTATGTATATCACATATTGATGCAATGCGTGACATTGTAGATAAATTAGTAGAAATCAAAAAAGTAAACGGATATTCTGAAATTGCATATGACTAATATTTATATGAAATAAAGGTAACATATGGCTGCAGGTACATGGAATCAAGGAGAACTTGAAAAACGTGTTACAAAAATTGATTTAGAAAATTATCCTACAATACAATTTCGTGATACATCATTAATATCTGATGGAATTTTTGATATTGTAGAATTTCCTACTCGTTTCACAGCCGGAAAAAATTTAATAAAACTTCGGGCTAATAATAACAATGTTTTAGTTAAAAATTCAAAAATTCATATTGAGATATTAGACTCTAACGGATCTCCAATATATTATGAACCATTAAACTATCTAGAACATGACGGTACTAGAGTAATTTCAATTTATATATATCCAGATAAAACTGCACCAGGTATAGGAACAGTTTATATAGCTAGCCGAACAAAAATAGATATAAATACTAATCAACAAGTTCCATTTAGCCGAGATTATAACGATCCAAATTATTTTAATCTTCCAAATGTATTATGGTCGCGTGATATACCAATAGCACCAGAAAATTCAAAAAATAATACAGAGATTATTTTTACGCAACCATATCCTAAAGCAACTGTCCAAGAACGAGTAAATAGGTTTTTTACTCCAATAAATTTATCTGATGTAGAAGTGGCAAGAAGTGGTTCTGGTGTAGTTATAATAAAAGCTATTCCTAGCACTGCTCCAAAACGAAAATCTATTAAATCACTTAGTTCTAATATATCTCAACGTATAAATTATGAAGGCGGCGCCACTGCTAGAACACCGATGAGGTCAGCTGGTAAACAAGCTATAATAAAGCCAGTAGTTAAAAATACTAGTGCCACTAACCAACCATTAGAAGTTGAAAGTGCAGAAATTGTTACAATATCAACGTTTAGTAGATTGGAGACAACAGGATTTGCATTATCATCGTCAATGGAAGGTGGATCTATAACAATTGTTAATCCTCAAGTTGATTTACTTCAAGGTAATAGTTTAATTGATAGCAATGGACATCTTATACCATCGTCACAAACTACAACAGATCAGGCCGCAGTTACTAGTAATGACCTAGGAGATCCATCTATACAACTTTCTGGAAGTTATACATTTGTTATTGATAAAATATTATCAAGTACAAAAGCAAATGTATTTTTATCAACCGGATTTAAAAATGAAGATGAAAATACATTTGGAGCATTTTCCTTTACTACAATAGGTAAAGATGGAGAATATGATATAAAAAATATAAAGGCATCATCAAATTTTACATGCAGCTATGTAGAACCCTTTATATTATCTAGTACAGAACAATCACAATCCTTTGCAGAAATTGTTTTAGGAAATATTGAACCAGCAACTGGTGATGTTCATAAAATACAGACATTATATAAACCTGCAGGACAGTTTGGAGATTTTATTGATGCAGGATATGTAGAAGTTGAACAAGTTGAAATTTTAGAAGATGTAGCATCATTTGAATCTATACAATCAATTGGAATGATATATAATCGCATAGGATATTTTACAAGTTTAGATGACTTTAATGCATATTGGGAAACTCCTGCGGATAGCGTCAACAAAGTACAACTCACACCATCCTTTAAATCAGATATATTAATTGATGGAATTGAACTGACACCTGACAGTACATTTGATGCATCTCTTAATCAATATGGATATATAAATTTAAAATCTGTATATCACCCAAAAGTATATGCAAATACAAGGTATATGTTAACGTTTAATGCTGTGGCAGATGATTCAACACATACATCGACTGATAGTAATATTTTACATCCACGTGTAGACATTTATATATCTGGAAGTAATTCATCTATAGAAGTTGATTCTCAATATCTCAATCGGTATCTAACTAATACTAACGCTGAAATTGATGATATAACTTTATTTGGCACACGTATAGCTACTATAGAAATAGCTCAAGGAAATACATTTGATGCCGATCCCGCATTTTTATCTTTTAGAACTTTAAAAGAAGAAAATATTGATGTATATTTTGTAATACGTAGAGGTAAATGGACATTATCAAATATTAGTTTAAAGTCTGACAAACAAACTGGATTTTCACCAAACTTTACCAGAATAAATACACGAATTCCATCAGAATTTTTAGAAACACCATTAACATTTAAATTTCTTTATTATGATATACATAATAATAAAGCTCAAGCTGAAACAACAGTTTACCCGGTAACATTTTATGGAGATAATTTATTAATTGATGGTACTAATAATTTATTAACCGGTTCATTGTTTATAGGAAATACAACCGGTGCTGGTATTGAATTAGCAGGTGTAAATTCAGGATATATTAGATCTATAGGATATAATGGATTTAAGTCAGCATCTAGAACAGATCAACCCGGTGGATTTATGATATATACCGGATCAGTATTACCAGGATCTCCAGATAATTATAATGGTGTAGGTCTTGAATTAGTACAAGATTCGTCTAGCTTTTTTAAATTTGATACATCTGATGGTATTGATATTAGAGCAAAAAAATTCTTTATTGGATCGGAAGGAACACAATTTATTTCTGGATCTGGTGGAAATATAGAAATATCATCGTCATTATTTCATTTAGATCCTCAAAATAATTCATTAATTATTGGAGCTGATGCAACAATAAATGCTGGATTAACTGTAAATAGTTTAAGAACACCGGCTACTATTAACGGGGCAGGCTCAACCACAAATAACGCTTCATCATCTATAGATTCAGATGGATTTGCAAGATTTGCTTCCGCATCAATTGCAGGATTTAACGTAGTCACAGAAGAAATACGATCTTCAAATAATAATTTAAGATTAAAGGCAACCGGCCAGATAACAGGAACTAATGTTCAATTTACAGGTGGTGAGCTTGCTGGCTGGAAACTTAGTGATAAGTCATTTGATGGTGGCGCAATGCATATAAATAAACAAGGATTTATATCAGCTAGTACTTATTGGAAAATATCATCTTCGGTAAATACTAATGACCCAGGTGGATTTATATCATCATCTCAATTCAAAGTCTCACCAGGTGGTAAAACGACTGGATCTCAAGTATTATTTGATGGCGGAAAAATTGGCGGATGGAACATTAAACCAGTAGCTTTATCGTCTACTGGTGTACATTTAAGTTCAAGTTATGGATTAAAAGTATTTGAAGATGTTAATAATGAAGTTAATGTTAGATACCTAGCATCTGATGATTATGGTATTTTAGGTAAAGTAGGTGGTAATGTTACTTTTGCTTTAGGAGCAAATACAATTACCGGCGAACCTAATAATCATATTGCTGGTTGGGAATTTGATAACGAAAAATTAACTGGCGGTAGTATGATCATTCGAAAAGATGGTACTATTGAATCTGATGGATTTGTATCAAACTTAGCTGGTTCAGGATTTCGATTAACTGCTGCTTCTGGTGGAATGTTAGAAGTTGAAAATGCTAGAATTAGAGGAACTTTATCAACTGCAGTATTTGAAAAAGAAACAGTTAATGCAGTTGGAGGTCAATTATATGTTGCTAATTCAACTACATTAACAGGCTCAGCAGCAAATCCTGGTGGATTTTATTCTGCAACTGCTACTACAATGTCGGTTAAAAACGTTTCTGGATTCTCTGTCGGAGAAATAATTACAGCAAAAAAAGTAAGTAGTACAGGATTTGCGACAGAGTATTTGTTTATAAATTCTGCAAGTAGAAATGATAAATCTAGTGATACCGATCTTGCCGGAAAAATATATGTTATCAGAGGATATGTAAACAATCGTAAATCTAGTTCATTTGGAGACTTAGTATCAGTAGCTCAAACATATACTGGTTCTCAAGTAATTGTATCAACTGGTAAATTAGGAACTGGGTACATTAGATTAAATGCAAATCCTAATGACCAAGCTACTCCATATATGCAAATAGTAGAACGTACTGGTTCTGGTGTATACGATTTAAGTCTTAAAGCTCAGCTAGGAGATTTATCAGGTATTACAGATTCAAGTTTTAGCGATGGAGTTACAGGATTTGGATTATATACCGGAAATGGATATTTTAAAGGTAAATTAGAAATAACAGATCCTGTAGGCGATTCAATGTTAGAGAGCTTTGGAGGAGTTTCTGGTTCAAGTGTACCTTCTACTAAATTAGTCCCAGACGGAGAAATTTCTGGATCACAGTGGTTCCAAACTATAACAACTAGACACCAAGTAAAGAATGGTATTTTGATGGTATCTTCTTCTAATAATTCCAGTTGGAACGGTGAACTGCGAAGTAAGCAACGTTTCCACCGTTCTGGTGATCATAGTTTAGTTTTTGATGTTGTACCTAGAGATATAACAGGAGATCAGTCTGCACCAAGAATGATGATCGGATGGGGAGCAGTGCCGTCTGCATCAACGGTTGTACATCCAACGGCTACATTTCGAAATACAGCTCATGCTTTATATTTTTCAAACGATGATATAACTGTATATCATGGCGGTACTAGTATGGGAACAGTAGCAGCAGATAGTTTAGAAGTTGGAGAAAAATATAGATGTATTATAACACCATTTGGTAATTCATCTAAAAGTGCTCGATATCAAGTATTCAAATATCCTAACCTGACAGGTTCTATAGGAGATGTTGAATTTGCGGGACAACCTCATACACCAGATGATTTAGATGTGAGTATAACTTGTTTGAAAAATACACATGTGATAGATATTTGTAATATACAAGTAACAGCACCAGGACAAAAAACCACAGTAATAGATGGAGGTAGTGTAACAACAGGTAAAATACGATCAACAAATTTTGGAGCATCGGTAGGTTCAGAATTAGATTTAGATGCCGGGACAATTCGATTAGGTGGTAGTAATAGTCCTAAATTTGAAGTTGATACATCAGGTAACGTAACTGCTACTGGCGGAACAATTGCAGGTTGGAGACTTAGCGATGAGTCTTTTGACGGCGGAAATATGCATATAAGCAAGTTAGGTAATATAACATCTAGTACTCATTGGAGAATATCATCATCTCAAGATAAACCTGATCCCGTATCATTTATTTCATCATCAGCTTTTAAAGTTTCTGCGGATGGTAGAATAACTGCAAGTGCGGGTCAAGTAGGAGCTGTAACGTTAGGCACAAATAAAATGTTTGTTGGTACTGGAACATTTTCTGCATCAAATACTCCAATATATATGGATTCAATTGGCCGATTTAGTTTAAAAGATAAATTATCTTGGAATGGTACCAATTTAGCAATTAACGGTACAATAACTATTGGTGCAGCATCAACCACAGAAGTTGATTTTGGAGCAGGTGCAGCAGCAAGTGCATCTGTCAATGCATTAATTCCATTTAAACAATGGGCTACCGCATCGCTAGCGCAGTTAAGAATCTCCGGAGATTTAAACGGAGGTACAGTTCCAGATGATAGGGGCATGTTTACTACTCCATCATATTGGACAAATGGACCATTAGTTCAGATATTTGACACCGGGCCTATCTTCAATAGTTGGCAAAGTGGTCAAACTGATTACAGTGCTATACCTAACAGTGATACGTTCACATTTACTTCCACTGAGGCAGGATCTGGAAGTATTCGAGTAATTGCAAATGATGCGGAAAACGGTGCGCGATTAATAGTTAATTCTAGTTCTGGTTATGTAGCACCTCAATTAATAATGCATGATGATTTTACTGAATTGAATCCTCATGGTAGAAGCGCACCTGTATTTGTTAATCAGAGTGGTAGCAATGGTTTTAACTTTCATACAGGATCCAATTGGGCATTATCTGCTAACATAACAAATTTTGGAGATACGTCTGGTGGAAGTAATACCGGCGAACAAACAGATGCCATATGGGAATATCGTATTCCAATACTATCCGGCTCAAATGTTATTAAAATGTTTTCACCAATTGGAGATGGCGGATCATTAAGAAGATTATCAGTTTTCAAAGATGGTACCATAGGCCAATTAGGAATTGATACTGCTCAATCAGCATCTAATTCAGCTGCCGTCCAAGCTGGTGCAGCATCTGCAAGTGCAGCCATAGGTATAGTAGATGCAGCCGCGGCATCTGCTAGTGCAGCCATAGGTATAGTAGATGCGGCCGCGGCATCTGCCAGTGCAGCAACTGCTCAATCAGCATCTAATGCTGCAACTGTAATGGTAGGCGCAGCATCTTCAAGTGCAGCCTTAGCTATTTTTAGTGCATCATCAGCACAGACTGCAATTGATGATATAGTAAAACAAGTAGTTCTTTCTAATGATTCAATACATATATCATCATCGGGTCAATCCCCTGATTTTGGATTAGCTAAGTTTGGTACTACTACTGAATTTTATGACGGGACATCAGCACAGAACGTAAAATTACAATTAAATACAGTTGGCGTTAAATCATTATTTGATGCAGATAATTATTCACTTATGTTCAATCAAGGTTTGCAAGTAGTATCAGCGTCAAGCCAAGTAGCATTATTTGGACAAGATACAATTGTAGGACGCGTAGCTGCAAATAAATCTAATGTTCAAATTAAAGACGGTAAAGTTAAATTAAGAACTAATACTGTAACAAAATTAGAATTAGATACTACTGGTGCTATATCTGCTAGTGGATTTGCAATAAATGCCGCCGGCGCATT